AAAAACAACGACGATAAAACTGGATCCTCTGCCTGGGGAGAGAAAGGAAAAAATAATCAGACATGTACATGAATCACAACTGTAATTGATCAAGTAGATGAAACACATCCAGATAAAACGAACCAAAGGATGGAAAATGCCGACAAATACTGTTTATGTCGGAAGGCCTACAAATTACGGCAATCCTTTCAGACTAACCACAGATGGTTGGATTCAGTATAGATCCACGATTAGTGGTCTAATAGACCCTTGGATTATATGGGGCCTGGAAGGATTCCCAAGAGGCTACCCGGATCATGTCACGGGTTTTAATCAATCGGACGTGGTTGAGCTTTATGAAAGGTGGATACTGGGTGAATACAGGTGGATGGCTATCGCACAACCTCCAGATATCACCCCACTGATAGGCAAGGACCTGGCATGTTGGTGTCCTTTGGATAAACCTTGCCATGCTGATGTTCTTATCAAACTCCTAACCGAATGAATAACCTAATCAAAATATTGCCGTTTCTGTTGGCCACCTTACCTGGCTGTGAAGATCAGGCACCGGTTGACATAACCTCCCAGGTGATCTTCCTGGAAAGCTTCCCGGTCACCTACTCCATAACCTGGTGCCGGGATCAGGAGATCATCGCAAGCGACCAGGAGTACCAGGAATTTGGGGAGAGGACAAGGATCAGGCCGGCAGGATCCCAGCCTCAAAATCTACCCGAGATCGATTTCAGCTTATATATCCTGGTGGGGAAGCTCACCCAGGGAGGGGGATGCCGTGCCAATTATGCTAGGAAAGTAATTGATTGTGGTGATAAGCTGATATACAGGATCCGGACAGAGTATGCCGGTAATTGCAAAATGGAGATCCTCAGCATGAACTGGGTCCTGGTATCAAAATCATTCATTGAATATGAGATCGAATATCAGATAACCGATGAAAGCGAAGATAGTATTCTATAATCCCGACGAGGAGGCAGAAAGAAGGGCGGAAGATTTGGGTTTGCCACCTCCTGAGAAAAAACTGTTTAAGAGCGAATTGTACTTCAGGCTGAAGGAGGTTAACACGGCCTATATTACCAGCGACAGAGACATAGCAATACACCTGCCTTCAGGAGCATGGATTCTAGAGTACGATGAAGAATTGTGGACGAGAATTGTTAGCGAACTGACATAAAAAAAAGATCCACCATCCGGCAGACCTTGAACTCGCACTTCAAAGGTAATAAAAAGCCGGATGTCAGATAAAAGGATCGACGACCATATAACGAAAAGTTATCAACGGTGGCTTGATTATTCTCGCTTCCATGCCACTCATGCCTCCATCCCTGACCAGGCAGAAGATGTCCTGAATGAAGTCCTTCTCAGCCTTTTGGAAAAGGACCAGCAGATGCTTCTTGGGATGCTTCAAAGAAAACGGAAAGGATTCACTGAACTTGATTTCTACGTACTGAAAATGATCAAGCTCAACTGCCATTCGAAAACATCTCCCTACCGGCAGAAGATGAAGGATGTCCCTGCAGATACAAACATCCCTGCCGAATCCCTTGATGAAGAGTTTGACCCCGAGGAAGACTATGACACTCCTGGAACCATGCGCCATAACCAGGTAATGGATAACCCTCCCGAACAGGGTGATGATCCTATTCAGACAATGCTCAAAAGATACCAGAAGATCAGGGAAATGCTCGATACTCTTGACATCACTGAAACAGAGAAGAAGATCTTCTATTGGAAATTCTTCAAGGGAAATCATCTGTTGCACTGGCCAGGACAGGAAAAATATACTGCAGTAAGGGAATCATACATGAAGGTGAAGAAATTGCTGGTCAATAAGATCAGAAACCCATATTCCACCAGGAAACCATGGAATGCTCCAGAGATCAGTTACCTGAAAAATGAGTACCCGAATACCGAAACAATCAAGATATCCACATACCTGAAACGCAATTACACATCGGTTCACAACATGGCCAGAAAACTCGGGTTGAAAAAATCCAAATGGTATTTATCTATGATCCGTCGCAGGACCGGAAAAAAAACATCATCCTGAAACCCGCACCAGAAAGGCAAAAGATCAAAAAAAACAAAAAAATTCACTCGATTATATTTTAAGATAAGATGACACGAAAAGAGAAATCCGACCTACGACAGTCTCTCAGCGAGCTGGGGATAACCTGTATCCGATTCGGCATGATTGCCAGGTTTAAAACACGGCAGTTGTATCGCGAATCAGGAAACGTCCACTGGATGTTTGCTGAAAAGTACGGATTCGTTATCCTGGACCAGGCAGGACTGGAATTTTACAACAAGCTCCGCAAAAGGAAGCAGATGAGAAAGCTCCGCATCAGGGATGTCGACAGGATGTGCGTGTACCGGTATCCCAGGAAAGCATATGCTTGTATCCTGGCAGACAAGAGAAAGAAAAAAGCGATCGATGGCAAAAAAGTCAACAAATAAAAAGCCCTCAAAATCCAAAAAGGTTAAAAAACCGGTTAAACGGACATCCAGGAAGCTTGCTGAAACCAGAAGTGGGATCCGGTTGACAAAGAAACAGAATGATTTTGTCGTTGCATACCTGGATATAGGAAATGCATCCGAAGCATACAGAAGATCATACGACTGTTCGAGAATGAAACCGGCCACTATCAACCGGAGAGCATTCGACATGATCCACCATCCGAAAATCTCGGCAATAATTGAGCAAGAAAAGGACCGGCTCAGACGTGTTGTCACCATCGACAAGGAAAGGATCCTTTACGAGATCGAGGCGATATTGGATGCAAAAATCACCGACTACTTCGAGATCATTAACGGGGAGAGGGTCCTCAAAGATCTCAGCAAGCTCACCGAGAAACAGGCCCGCGGCATTGAGTCGATCAAAAAGACCAAGGACGGCTACGAGATAAAGGTCCACGGCAAGAGCTGGTCCACCGACCGGGCGAATAAGATGCTCGGGTACGAGGCTCCAAAACAGATCGACCACACTTCAAAAGGTGAGAAGATCGAGCGATCCGATACTATCATAATCCTTCCTCCGAATGACAGGGGAGAAAACGAAACTTAAAAAAATCCAGCCGCAGGAAGGATTCCAGTGGGATTTCCTTTCGTCCCCTGCAGATATTGTGATCGGAGGTGGCGCCGCAGGAGCAGGCAAGACGTTCGCCCTATTGATGGAATCCCTCCGGAACATCAAGAATCCTGAATACAGCGGGGTTATTTTTCGTAAAACATACCCTCAGATCAAGCTGCCGGGTGGACTCTGGGATACTTCATTTGAGTTGTATTCGGTGCCTCATGGTAAACCTAATGAATCAACCTTCGAATGGAAGTTCCCTTCCAATGCCAGGATAAAATTCTCTCACCTGGAATACGAAAAAAATGTGCTGGACTGGCAGGGAGCCCAGGTGCCTTTCTTCGGTTTCGACGAGCTCACACACTACTCAGAATACTCGTTCTTCTACTTGCTCTCACGTAACCGGTCTATGTGTGGAGTGCGGCCATATGTCCGTGCCACGTGCAACCCGGATCCGGACAGCTGGGTCGCTGACTTCATCTCTTGGTGGATCGAGCAGGATCCTGCAAGTCCGAACTACGGATTCCCTGTGAAGGAAAGAGCCGGCAAGCTCAGGTATTGCACCAAAGATTCGGATTCATATGTCTGGGGTGATTCCCGGAAAGAAGTCCTTGAAAAGATCTCCCATCTGACTACGGCTTTACTCAAGGCGGATCCCAACATCAATCCCGGGGACCTGATAAAATCAGTCACATTCATCCCTGGATCCATCTACGAGAATGTCGAACTACTCAGGAATGATCCAGGCTACCTGGGAAACCTGATGGCCCAGGATGAAGCCACACGGCTGCAGCTACTGGAAGGTAATTGGAAAGTTGTCCTGGATGGAACAGAAATGATCAACCTGGTCAAGCTCAAAGATACATTCACCAATGAATTTGTACCACCAAAAGGTAAGAAGTACATCACGGCCGATATTGCCCTGAAGGGATCCGACCTGCTGGTGATCTACGTATGGGACGGATTCAGGTTGATCGATGCCGAGGTCCGCCCGGTGGCCAAAGGCAACGAGGTCATTGACCTGATCAAAGCCCTTGCCCGCAAATATGCGGTTCCTCAGAGTAATATCACCTATGATGATGATGGTACCGGCGCTTATGTAGATGGATTCATCCAGAATGCCAGGGCTTTCAACAACGGCCGGCCGGCGATGAGAAAGGAGAACTACAATAACCGCAAATCACAGATGTATTTCAAAATGTCAGATCGGATCAACCAGGACGGATACTACATTTCCCCTGAGGTCCTGAAAAAGGTTGTTGGAGGACATACCATTGAGAAACACCTTATTGAGGAACGTCGTGCTATCAAGCGAGACAAACCGGATCATGACGGCAAGCTGGCGGTGATACCCAAGGATCAGATGAAAAATATAATCGGCCACTCACCCGACTTCATGGATGCATGGATGATGCGCGAATATTTCGAATTCTTCACCGATTCCTCTACTCCTCAGACCAAAGCAGCGCTGGGTCTGTATTAACAATGATCTGGAAATATATTTTAAGAAAAACAAGATGCCTTCCGTATTTGAGATTCTGGAAAAACACAAAGAAGATTCTTCCAAGCTGATTCAGGAATTATGTGTCGACACAAAGGAGGACCGGGCACCAGGTACGTACCGGGAGGAATATGACGGCTCCCGCACACGGAGGACCAAGAGCGTAGGAAACCGGCTTAATAAAACCTTTGATGTGATGCAGGAAAACGAGGAGGGCACCATCACCAAGACAGGCGAAAAGAAAACCGTATATGTTGCCAAACTTATCTTTCCCTTTCCTCAGAAAATCGTCCGCACAGCTGTTCATTTCCTTTTCGGAGGTAAAATGAAGATCTCTTCACAGGACAACACCGATGCCTTCAACGAATTCACCCGGGTATGGTCCGATGAACTCAAGATGCAGAATAAGCTCAAGAGGTTCGCCCGCTATGTGATGACCGAAACCAAAGCAGCCCTGTTGTTCTATCCCCAACCCATAAGTACAGACCAAAGCAAGATCCTGAAGCTCCGCTGTATGATCCTTCATAACGAAAACGGGGAGTTCTACCCTCATTTCGATGACTATGGAGACATGGATGCTTTCATCCGCCGGTACTCTATCAAGAAGGACAATAAGGACATCGAACAGGTTGACCTTTACCTGGCTGATAAAGTCCACAAATTCTCCAAAGAATCTGGATCGTGGGAGAAGGAAAAAGTGGTCGAAAACCGGTTCAAAAAGATCCCTGTTATCTATGCCGAACAGGATCTTCCGGAATGGGAAGCAGTAACATCCCTGATTGATAATTTCGAGATGAGGGCCTCCCGCCTGGCAGATACTAACGACTATTTTGCCGAACCGCTGTTAAAGCTATTTGGAAATGTCAAGAAAGCTCCCGGGAAGGATGAAGTGGGAAAGGTCATCGAATTCGAGATGCATCAGGACCAGGACGGCAAGATGATCCATGGTGATGCCGATTATGCCACTTGGGATCATACTCCCGAATCCATCAAGCTGGATCTGGAAACAACCTGGGACGGGATCTTCGCTATGACCAGCACACCGGATCTGTCATTCAACAACATCAAGGGAATTGGGAATGTATCAGGAGTGGCTCTGAAGCTTATGTTCCTGGATGCCCTGATCAAGAAGGAAGAAAAAGCTGAGATCTTCTATGATGCCCTCAAACGATGTGTCTCGGTAGTTGTTGCGGGAATAACCGGTTATACAAATGTCAAATTACAGGAGCTCCTTCAGGACCAGATAGATGTCAGCTTCACCGATCAGCTGCCGGCAGACCTGGCTGAGATGGTCGATACCCTGGTGGCTGCTACAGGTGGTAAGCCGATCCTTTCACAGGAAAGCGGTACTTCTCTCAATCCCCTGGTCAGAGATCCTGATGAGGAGATCAATCGGCTGCAGCAGGAAAAATCAACGACACCCAATGAATCATTCAACCTATAGCTATGAAACCAAACGAAAAAGTAGTTAAAAATTACCTGGAAGCATGGAAAAAAGGTGATCATAAAACTATGTTCGATCTTTGCCAGTTGACCTGGAAGCAGGGAAAGGCTGCCGTGAATCTGAAGGATATCCTTCCCATTTCAAAACTCAAATCATTCAAAAAGATCTCCTCGACAACGATCACGTCTTCCCGAAGAACTTTTAGTTATCAGCTCTCCTTTGCCAATGGTCAGGTGATTCAGGTTTCTATCAATGTGATCTGTGAGACCGCCCCGTACACACCAGCCTCCCATGGAACATGGGGGGTAAACCCGCATTCAGCCTTGAATGTGGTCCAGGTCATTCGGAAGCCTGATATCAAAAAGATTGTCAGGGAAGAAAAAAGCCGGTAATGGATGCCTGTTACAGAGCAATACGAAAGGAGACTCATGAACCGTATCTTCAGGCAAGATACGACCATCCAGCCAATGTTTGGTGAATTCATCAGACGTTCCTCACCTCACCTTGCCAAGTACAAAAATGTTAAATCCTCCCAGCTCTGGTACCGTAACCTGAACATCGAAAGGGCTATCGAGAAAGAGCTCTTGACACTTCAATCACAGCTTCAGGCGTATATGCTTTCCGAAGGTGCAGCAGCCTGGAACCTTGCGGCTGAAAAGACAGATGTCATTGTCGATAATTACCTGAAAGGCTTCCCGATTAACACAGCTGTCCGGGAAGGGTATTTCTCCAGGAATCTTGATGCACTTCAAACATTTCAGAAACGCCGGGTAGGCATAATGGGATTATCGGAAAGGGTATGGGATGTATGCGATCAGGCGAAATTGAACGTCGAGTATTACCTGCAGAGCGGTGTCGGAGTTGGACGGAGCGCCGATGAGATCTCCCGTGATGTGAGGAACCT